GTACTCAGACGCGATTGCATGAAACGGAATTGTCAGTTTTTTGTCAGCGGGGGCAGCAACTTTAGTTGCGTCGTTTCCCTCTCCTTCTCCTTCTCCTTCTCCTTCTCCTTCTCCTTCTCCTTCTCCTTCTCCTTTAACAATCGAAGAATCTTTGGGATGCGACTGGCAGACCACTGGCAGATCACCGGCAGATTTTTCTAAATTTGTTTTTTGTACACCTATCGGTTTTTCCGTTTTCCCTGTATTTTCATTGCTCATCCAGCCAACGTCCGGGTGGCAGAGCAGTGGCAGACTTTTTGCAACAACGTCAGCATGCACTCGAATGGTCGTCGCGAGCAAATCCACCGACATCGGGCGACCGTCGTTCCGAGAAATCTCTCCGCGCTGGTTTTTGCCACGAGTGGCAGACCACTGGCAGATCGCCAAGAAAACTCCAAACGCAGCCACGCCATCGGGGCCATACGACATCAGTTCGAGATATCCGGCTGAGTCATTGCCGGACGGACATAGGAACCATCCGAGCCGCTGACGCTTGCGGGTGTCTGCGTTTTCGAATGTCTCGGCCCATTTGTTAATGCGATACATCGCCACGCCTAATCAAAAAGATTTCTTTGCGCGGCCAAAGGTTTCGTTGCCTCTGGCCGCTGCGTAATCCACGCCTGCAGTTCTTCCCACGTCTTAACCGGCGTGTTTTCCTCGTGGATCGCAGCCCGGCCATCGTTTGCAGCAAGCCAGAACGCTTCTGGCTCACCGAGACGCACGCCACGAACTATCACGGATTGCCCCAGTTCCTTGAGGTCGAAGCCGCGATCCTCAGGAAGCCAGCCGAGCGTGCGAAGCCAGTAGAGTCGTTGGTTGTGGCTCATCAAAACTCCTTGTGCCCGTCCCAAGCTTTGAGATCGTCATCGCTGCCAGTTGTCTCGCTTACAGGCTGATGCTTCTTCCTGCCAAACTCGATCGCTTCTTGGATCTGCCCGATCGATAGTCGCTCAACGTGTGGAGGCATTTCATATCCATAGATTGCGTACCACTCGTCGTGGAATCTGGTTTTGCGTTTGGTCATCGAATCACCTCCACGCCTTTGACCTTTGCCCGCAGCAACGCAGGCTCTTTCGGATGTCGCAGAATCACTTCCTCGCAGTCCTCAAATTCTGCAGCCTGTGCAGCATTGAGCGACGCACGAAGAACGATTAGGTAATCAACTGGCTTGCCTGATGGCCGCTGTGATAACTCGTCGGTCCCGTCTGCTCCGATGGTTCGCTGACTCATGTTGCATCCTCCACGTAGAAACCTATGCCATCATGTTTCACTTCACTATCTGTTTCTTCTGTGTTGTGGTAATGAGACTGGAATACGAAGCCGTCCTTGTTTATAAACAGCCGCACGTATTCCCGCTTTGGCTTCCAGTCGAATGAATCGCACTCAGGTAGGTGCTCCCATTCATTTTTGTCAACATAAACATGCGTTGTGTTGCATTCATCCACCTCGCAAACAGCGAGTCCATTCCTGCGAAATCCAATCAGAAAAACGATCTGCTCGCATCCATGATGACCGTCAATCCTGTACCACTGGCCCGGAATTAACTTTGCCCGCTGGCTCATGCTGCACCGCCTTTCAACTCCGCCTGTCGCGACTGATAAAACGGACGCACCAGCGACAGCACCTGACTGCTAACGCTGGCTTTCATCGCCGCCAACTCCTTGCCGGCCTCCTCAAGCTTCTCATGAGTCTTTGCTGCTGCGATCTCATTCCAAACCGACTCCACGAACGTCAACTGGTCCGGGTTGTCAGCGAGAATCTTCCGAATGCGGACTAGCGATGGTTCGTGCTTTTCCGTTTCAGTTTTTTCAGCCTCAACCGGCGTTCTCTCGATGACTTTGGCCGAAACGATAATCTGCTCGACCTGCGATTCGCTGTCGACTTCATCCAACTCAATTGGCTCAAAGTCTCCCGACACTTTTGCCCAGAGATCACGCAACAGCCGCCGCCGTGCTTTCGCCTCATGCCCGTCCGGCCCGTCTGTTTCCCAGCATGGCAAAATGATTGGCAAGTCTGCGTTACGCTCCACGGCAATGACTTCACCATTCAGCACGCATGACGCTCGACCCTCGACAATCATGTCAAACTTGCCACCCGCATTAGGACGTGGCCGCATGTGCTTTGCAGCAGAGACAACGTCTATTTGCTTGCATCCGGCCCGTCGCAACTTGTGACGATGCCCGGCTTCCTTGATCAGGACTGAGACGCCGCCCTTGCCGAGGATCACAGTAAAGTGGGGGCCAGCCTCATCGCTCAGCAAATAGCCTTTCTGCATCGCCCTGACTGCTCCCTCGAGCTTAATCTCATCAGGAATCTTAAACTTGTCCGACTCCGCAACTTCGTAGCCGTCTCCAGCCGCTGCAATGATCAGTGCCTTGATCTCTTCAGCCGATACGACTTTGCGGAACTCCTTTAGTGCCGCAACTCGGTACAGGCTTGCAACCGTGTCCCCATGCAATCGAGACAGCTCCGCAGTCCTTGCGATCGCAACTAGCGGCGTCTGCAATGCCTGGCCAAATGCAATGGCCTGTTCTTCCGTTAGTATCAATTCAGCTTTCGCCATTAGTCAATGCTTTCAAAAATGCTTTCACAACTGATGGCTGCAACGCTGCTGCCATGTCTCGTACTCTCCACTGCGCGTCATCGGCTGCCCTCAACCGCTTGTGCTTCTCAATTCTTGCTCGCCAGAATGGGTTTGTGATCGGTTCGCGTTCGTCGTCGCGATACCGTGCGAACTGATCAATCACGTCATATGTCCGCAGCCCCAGATGCCAAGTGTCCCCGGCTGTAGCTCCGCACGCCTTGCCGTCGCGAATATTGCGATCCTGCCTGATTGCGTCCGCGTACTCACGCGATGGCGTGAAACTGATGCAGATGACCTCACTCATCGCCCGTTCCTAATCTGCCTGCAAAACTCCGCAATCAGCAAAGCATCAGCATTAGCGTGAGTGATCTTCGTTGATGGCCAGAGTCGCTGTGCAGCCGCCTTGCTCACGTTCTTGTCGCCTTTCGTCAAGCATCTCATGTGCTTCTGCCAAACTTGAGGCCGATATGATTCGTAAGGCACTTGCAACGCCGTCAGGATGCCAATCAAGAAGCCAAACGACTTGCCGAACTTGAAGGTTGATGAGACGCCCTGCTTTGGCATTGCGTTAACTTGCTCAATGACTGCTGCCAGTTCGTGCGACAAGGCCAGTTCACGAATCCAGTTTGCCAGCTCATGTTCTGTGCTGTCGTTCTTAATCCAGCAAACATTGCCCGAAGCAAAGACGACTGCGATTGCGCCGGATGCTCCGGGGTCAATTCCAATCCATGCTTGTACTTTCATCCCTGCCCCCTCAATACGCCGCGACCACCCGGCAGCATTCGCGTCGAACACTCACGAATCTGTGAAGGCCGATGCAAGCCTTTGTTTTCCGGATGGTCAGGCCGTTCCATGCGGATAATTTCCGCCAGCCCGATCGTTGTTTCTGTGCCCCAGATCTCTTCCAATGATGGATCTCGCGTCATTGGCTTGTGGCCTGTTGGAACGTGTAGCCTGTTTGATTTCTTCCCGGCTTTCTTGCGTCGTGTCATTAGACTTTTCTCCGCATCAGTTCGCCGGGAAGTCGCTCACCAATTCGAATCACTGTCTTCAATGCCGGTTTTGCTTCCGGATTGAAACCTGTCTCCATGATCGAATCGTGGATCTCCTTGCGATCAATCCGCACGTTCTTTGATGCTGTGAATCCAATTCGTGCGTGGTTCCCGCCAATCGTGTCGACCAACTTGACGACGATTCTTTCTTCGCCGACCGTGATGATGACTTCCTCACTGACCGACCTTCTGAGTACCAGCATCCTGAAATCCTTTCGTGATAGAAAAACCTGCGAACAGTCCCGACGTGACTGCTAATAACGCCGGACCGCATGTGACTGTTCGCAGGAGTACAAAACAGAGCCTGCCGCTCCTTCATTGGATTGCGGGGGCCAAACCGTTGCGAATCTTCTCGCAATGCAGCAGGCTCTGAGGGAGATTCGCCCTGTGCCGTTGCCACAGGGCACGACTGAAAACACTCCAGCCGCTTTCCGATTCAGCAAAACGCTTGCATCTCTGTTACCAGTGCGTTTTCATCTAGTATTCTGATTAACTTCAACTGCTTGTTTTCAGGCTGAAACGCATACCACACTCTTGACGCCACCATTTTCTGCATCGTCGATCCGCCGGATGCTCGGATGTTTTCCAATGCACGAACACATGCCGCCACGCTCGGCCACATACCATCCAAATCAAAGTTTAAAAACTTTACATACTGCTGAATAATTTGATCCGCTGCGTGTGGGTTCTTTGTTATCAGTAACGCAATGGCAGCCTTTGCGCCAGCCGATGACCTGTGCTTGGCCGTGTTCGATGAACATTCAAGAACCGTGTTAAACTGCGACTCGTGATGGTCGACGCATGCCTGAATATCCGCAGATGTAAACGTGTTTGCTTTGCCTTTAATTCTCAGCACTGCCGACGCCAGTTCAGTCTGTTTCCGAGTGATGTCGAGAATGTCATAATGCTTGCGGGTCAATCCATTATCAAATGGCAAAGCCATTGCCGTCTCTGTTCGCTCATATCTCGCCACATACATCTGCACAGATTTTCCTGTCGCTACGACGGCTGACAATCTATGCTGGCCGTCGATTAAATCGCCGTTGGCATTAAACGCAATGCACTGGTGTGTGACCATAAACGCGCCTGACTGAATATCTCTAGATAATGCGCACACTCGCTCTTTGGTGAGACATCTGTTTTTATGGTTTCGTTCCAAGTACTGTTTAGCCACATGCGGACTAATGGTTTCCAGCGTGAATGTAATCATTTTCGTTTTCCTAAATTGGCGTTTGGGACAGCGACACATTGCCGCTGAATGACTGTGTTGGATTTGAACCAAGGCCAAAGAATGCCGTTCCGCAACATCCCCGCGTGTCCCACCACGCCGCACAGTCAGGTAAATCCGGTGTTCCCTTGAACTCGCCGGTTAAAAGTCATCGCCGTTAAATGCGAACTGCAAAACGACCGTCAGAATGAGGCCAAGGACAACTGCAGACGGGACGAACAGGCTGCATAGGATTTCATTTGGTGGCTGCATGTTGCTCTCTCCTGACTTGTTGAGCGTGTTTAATGGCATCGCGGGACATTTCTTTCCGCAGGCATCCGCACGACTTTGTTTCACCGTTTTGAATTCGGTGGCGGGCAGTCAGAATGATGTTTCCGCATTCGCAACGACACTTCCAAATAGGTCGCCCGCCGCCTCCTGACCGTCGAGTCTTGACAACTCCAAGGCAAACAATCGGAGTCAATCGCGAATCCTTGTGTGGGACTGGTGGCTTTGATTTGCTTTGCGGAATGATCATTTGCCGTCCTTTGCTTTGAACAACTGCCCGCCGTCTCGCTCCGCCTCCAGCCGAATGCACAGGTCTTCGTTTCGCTTGATCTCGTCGGCCCTCTTTCGAAAGTTGTCGAGCTTTTTCGCGTACTGCACAGGATCAACTTTCAGGTCTGAGCAGAACCGATTGCAGCACGCTTCAGCCAGTTCGCTGCTTGTCATTGGCTGCCCGTGTTCGCGAAGAACTTCCAAACATTGAATCTGGCGGGCTGTGACTGTTGGCTGGATTCGTTCTGCTGCTTTGTGGCTTGTAGCTGGATCGCTGTGGCGAGCGATTGGGGCTGTGGCTTCGGGGCAGTCGAAAAGGGTTAGTTGGCTCATCGGGCGACCTCCTCAAGTTCTGAAAACAAACTCGACTGATGCACCGCAGAATGCTGACGTGTTGCCAGATCAAGATTCTTTAATGCCTGCTTGTGATACTCGGTCTTTAGTTCACATCCATAAAAACGCCGCTTGTCGTAGATCACCCGTTTTGTCTTTGGCGACGTTCCTCCGAGCGAAACGAATCCTTCAGATCCGATGCCAGCAAACGGACTGAAAACGATCTCGCCCGGATTCGAATAGAGAAGAACGCAACGACGAATAACCTCAAGCTGCAAAGGGCAAATGTGCCTCGTGTCATCGTCGGACTTCGCGGCCGCCGTGTTTAGAGTGTCGGTTTCATGCACGTCATCCCAGCAGCCTTCCGCCCATGCGATCCAATCGTTTCGGCTGACTTGCCCCTTCGCATCGATAGGCGTTGCGTTCTCGCCTGGCTTGCGGAACTTGATCAAGTAGTCTTGAAGCGTGCCGCGTTGCTTTGAGCGATCACTTTCCAGCCCTGAAAACTGAAGCTCTCGCGATCGTGTTCGTATAGCCTGAGACTGCGGATTTTTGCGAACGCTCCAATCATATTCATACACGAGGCCAGCACGTTCGCCAAGCCGAATGTTGGTGCCTCGAAAGTCGCACAGGCCAACGCCGCCTGATCGCTTCATTCGTGGGATCTGGCAGACGTGGACGATTGCAGCCCGTCCCGGCTTCAAAACTCGCATCAGCCCGTTAAACATGAACGACAGGTGAACCGCCGCTTCCATTCCCATTGAGTCGACATTTCCAATGTCGCCCTCCGCGTCGCTGTAAGCGTATAGCGACGGGAATGGCGGAGAAAACACAGCAAAGTCGACTGAGTCTTCTGGCATGTCTTCCAGCATGTGCGGAATGCAATCGCCGTGATGGACGTGGTATTGTTCTGAATCATCGAAAACATGCATGGCCAATCTCCTTGAAAAGTGCTTCCTGCTCTTCCGTGTCCTGTTGAACTCGACCGGCTTTGCGTAGCACGTTGTCAACAAATGGAACTTCCAGCTCCGTCACTGGAATATGGACATTGAGAGGCTTCGTCGATCCGATACGATTCGAACGTTTCACGGCCTGATAGAACTCCTCATAGGAATCCTTTATGCCGCTGAAGATCTGCCGTGTGCAGACCTGTAGATTCAAACCGAACCCGAGAATCTTTGGCTTCGTTATCAGCACTTTGACTCGGCCTGACTTAAACGCATCGACAGCCGCTTCCCGGTCTGCTTCTTTCGTGTCACCGGAAACGCTAACGGCTTCAGGAAACAGTTTTTCCATCTGCTCTTGCTCGTCGTTGTAGTGACACCAAATGATTGTCGATTCATCTGGCCAACTCTCGACTTGTGATCGAATAAATGCGGGCTTGAGTGATGCTATTCCGCCCTTACCTTTTGCGATCTGTGACAGCTTGCCACGATCGCCAATGCCGCCGATGTTGTTTGTGATCAGAGAGCCAGTGACCGATTGAGCAGCCTTGCGTTGTTCGTCGGTTAAATCGATGTGATCGATGTGGATGTTGATCGGAGGAGTCACGCCGACGTTATCTTTCCATCCGTAGGTGGCTGGATTCGTCAGGAAGATCGACCAATCAGCCAGCGACCGATAGAACGGCTTCAGGGCGTGCGGTTTAAGTTCCCATCTGTTTTGCGTTTCGCCGCGATTAATGAAGTAAGTGGCGAGAAACTCATTGACGGTTTTTGCACGGTCCAGAAACACAGCATGATTCGCAAACTCAATTCGATCGTTCGGGGCTGGAGTTCCAGTCGCGCACAATTTCCAATCCAGTCCTCGGCCCAATTCAATCAGCCGCGTACCCCATGCACCGTAATGGCTTTTCAGCATGGATGATTCATCGAGAATCAATCCTGACAGTCTTCCGGGTTCCAGCCCTTCGCGGATCGCTTCGTAGTTCGTGATTCCGATTTGTGAATCCAGCGAGCTTGTCGAGTTCAGCCAATACTGCAAATCGAAGGCTTTCACGCGACCGATCGGGAATGATTCGCCGTACCACCGGATAGCTTCGTCGACCGTTTGACGACATACCATCAACGGGGAAACGATCAGAACTTTCCCTTTTGTTTGCTCAGCACAATGGCGAGCAAATTCAAGCAGCATCAAGGTTTTGCCAAGTCCGCAGTCAGCAAAAATCGCATACTTGCGACGCTCGACCGCAATGCGAACAATGTCTGCCTGATAGTCAAACAGGTTAACGGCTGGAGTGTATTTCTTGCCGGTCTTCCGCTTTGCTTTGACGCCCACAAGTGAGGCGTATTCGTCCGGAACAATTGCTGCCGATCCCTTAAACTGATAGATCGGGCATTTGCGTACGGCCAAAAACCGTGCGTAGTCTTCTGCTGAACGTGTATCAAAATCGATTCTCACGCTTTCCGACCCTTAAAATACTTTGCCGCGATCCGCCACAACACGCCCTGCCGACTTTCGCCGGTCTTCGCTGATTCATCCGCCAACGGCTTTTGCAGTTCCGGCGGAACACGCAGCAGCAGTTGAGGATTGCCTTTGGGTTTTTGTTTTCTCACTTGATTGCCTTTACTTCACGCACCTCAAACACTTGCTCGCGTCCTGGCATTTCGTCCAGAATCACAATCGCGACGCGATCACCGTTTTTTCTGTCGAATTCGATGAACGTCCCGACATCTCCGTTTACTGATACTCGCGATCCTCGTGTCATCGTTCTTTTCCTTGCCAGTGTTTTGCGTCTCGGTGTGGGCATGATATCACTATCGACAGGGGCGTCAATGGATGGTGATATCATTTTGCAGGATTGCGGAAAAGATTTTTTTTGCCCGTGTTTTTATTGGGTCTTCTAATCAGCATGACCGCCGAACGGCTCGCGGCTGGCTAGTCATTTGACATTCCCCGCCCTCCCGTGCATCCTGTCCCACATGAACCCGTCGCGCCGAATCGCCCGTGACCTGAAAGCCTGCCTTGTCGCAGGCCCGATTCTGCTGCTGATGTGGTTTGCCAGAGGGTGTGCGTGATGTCCGATGTCACTGCAAAGCATTGTCCCAAATGCAAAAACAATGTTATGGCAGTCCGGCCAAGCACTAACCATGCACTGCACTTGTGCATTTCATTTTTTACATTGGGAATGTGGATTCCGATTTGGATTTTATCGTCCGTCAAATTTGGCGGATGGAAATGTCCAATGTGCGGCGGTAGTTGCTGATTATTTAACACAGCGAGGACTGCAGGTAGCTCGCAGTCCTCTCCCAATGCTGTGCATCCCCGCCGCTTTTTATCCGCTTCAGGGGATTAGTGTTTTCATGGCCAGACCGGCCTTGCTTGCCACGCCTCTACGTCTTTGGCTTTCGTCTCAACATACTGCTCTGTGTTGACGTGCGTAATCATCCTGACTGGCTCATTCGGATTTGTGACGTAACCGACTTTCCAGCCGCGCCGCGTGACTTGATGCGATCGCCACCCGTCTTCGTCCGCATGGTATTGTCTGCCATCGTCCGCGAATGGATACGGGCCGATTTCCTTGGCCAGTCCTGCACGAATTGCAAAGCAACCACCAGCCAGATTCATGAACCCAGTCGCGTCTCGAAACTGGATGTCTCGAACCTGCGTAACTGGAGCTTGCATCGCGTTGGCCATCAGCGTCCGGCCTTCCTCGGTTCCGCTGTAGTCAACTCCGCACGCTCCGAGTTTCGCAATGCGGTCAAACGCACACGCAATGAAGTGCTGCCAGTTTTCTCCTGGCAGAATGTCGTCGTCGATCGTCACGTAAATATCATGCTTTGCTAGATCGAGTAGTTCAACCAGAGCCTTGTTGAGTGCGTGGCATTTCGAGGGCGTCCCATCCAGAATGTGGAACTCTGTTGGGTACGTGAAAGACATTTGCAGCTCGTCAATTGTCGCCTGAGCCACCGCCAGCCGATGCGTTGGGACTACGACCAGAAAACGCGGCCCCGCTGGTGTTGCCGGTTCGTGCCGTTTGTTTTGCTGTAGCACATGGGCCAACAGTGCCGGATTGCGATGTTCCGTATAGTTCCCGCTGGCTGTCCCAGAGTCCGCAATGGCTCGCAGGATTGCTCTTAGGTTAATCGGAATCCGCTTTGCATCAATGCCGCTTCTTTTGACCTTGCGGTATCTCGGCAGCGTTGATGATGCCGCGTCACCATGACGAACCCATATCCAGCCAACCGCATCGGAGACGACCTTTGTCTGCCATCGCTTGTGGTATCCCCAGTGCTGTTCCTGATGCGGATCTTTGTCGTGATCAGTCACCAGCGTCACAAACTGAATGCCGGGATGATGCAACAGATAGCAGGTTTCACGCCAAAACACGTAGCCGTTTGGCCAGATCAGATTCCATTCGCCGGACTCTGGGGCGGCTTCGCGTGTCCGCTGGCAATACTCTTTACAGATCACGTCATCATCGTCCATGCGACTGACGATCTTTCGGCCTTCTGGAAGCTCCCAGTTCTCGCGGTAGAGCTTCCAGTTGGGGCGGTAAAGCGGCTTAACTTCGCAACCTGTCGACCGTAAAGCCTCAAGTCGTTCGGCCAAAAACGGATCGTCGGGATTGACCGCAATGTGAATGATCGGCTTCACTGTCTGGAATGCTAGCGATGGTATCGCAGTGTGTCGAGAAATCTCCAGCCGTCGCTCTGATAGCCTGCGGTCAGTGTAGGCGGACTGGATGATCATGATGTGAGGAATCATTGGGCCTGCTTTTCGATGTAGTCTCTGTGCGTTTCCAGTGGTCTACGCTTCACGGTTCTAGGCCCCTTCTTTGTGATGATGTAAACCGGCTTTGATGCCTCATGCTCAGCCTCAACACTTGAAGGCGTCGGCAGCAGATCTGCCAAGAAATCATGAAGGCCATCGCACCACGCTGGCTCGGTGTTATTGATGACGGTCGTGTTCGCTGTCAGTCGCTGGTATGTTTCTTTGTCTGCTTGATGCTGAAACCGTGCAAAGAATGGCCGCGTGCGTTGCGGGGTGCCTCGGTAAACATTGCCGTATAGCACTTCCCAGAGCATGGTATTTTCATGCAGATTGAAGTCATCGAACATCGCCCGCAGTTTGTCTTTTTCCAGCCAGTGCGGTAGATGCGTTGCGTAGTCGTGTTGAGTTAATCCACGGGCCGCCAGTGCTTCCATCGACGCCGTTTTACGCTTCTGCCAACTGTTGCTCTCGTCCGGTCGCCACGGCTCTGCACGAGGTGTCTTGATGTCGTCTAATGTGAATGGCTTGAGGAAATAGATGTCATCCATCATCCAGACGCACTCGGAATCAATTTCGGCGTGTGTGGCGATGTAAAACACCTTGCCAAGCATGTCGCGAAACGCCCGATTCGGCTTCGTGTGCGGGACTCTCTTTTTGATGATAACGTGCCCGTGATACCATTCCGGACGATCACCGATGATTGTGATCTTTGCTTTGCCCTGGAAGAACGTTTCGACTGATCGTATGGACCAACGAAGCTCATCGGCCTGTGCCCCACCGTCCCAATACGGCCAAACGAATTGCATCGCCGGCTCTTCCGGTGCTCGGTGTTTCGTTTCGTCGCATCCGCCGCAGGGCTTAGGCTGCGGGCGGTACTGGCCAGAGTTTTGATGAATGAGCAGCAGGTTTTGCGTTTGCTGAAAAAAGTCTATTCGCGGCGATTCCTCCACTGTCGCCAGTGGGCATGATTCGCAGATAACTGCCGGAAAACTTCCGGAATGGATCAAACTTGGGCAGATGCAGGAAACATGATCTGGCTTTTCAGATCGCCTACGGAACTTGCATGGTTTCATGGTGCCACCGCCAGAGTTCCAGTAATCGCCACGCCTCCAATCGTTCCCGTCAGACTAGCCCCAGCCAGGCAATTTCGAATTGTTGTAGAGCTGCCTTGCGTTCCGGTAAGGTTCATGTATTGAACACATGATCCTCCGTTCCACTGATATGCGGTGGCTCGTAGGTTAAAGCTGCCGCCCCACGTTTCTAAAGATACCTGCCACCTCCAACCGTTAATTGTGCAGCCAGAATGCTCTAAGCAGTCGCCCGGCAATCCAAGGCGAATCAATGGCAACTCTGAACTTTTCCAAAAACACGTTGCTCCGCTTTGAGACAAATTCAGTATGTAGTCGCCTGTATAGTTTTGCGCACAAAGATTCGTTGATGTCGTCGCCACCGACAGCTTGTACCGCAAAGGAGCGACACCCCCAGTGCATTCGGCACATCCAGTAGTCGTTGGTGGTGGATTCGATCCACTGTCAGACTGGCTTTGGCTCACGCTTGGCGGAACAGAACTACTCGGCGGCGTTTCACCACAATGGCAGCATCCAAGAAGCATCACAGACTCTCCGACCATGAACCACCCGGACAATCAGCGGCGTATAACTGCCATTCGCCGTCAATCATTTCAGCCTTGCCATATGTGCCAGCGTCAACGCTGATTTGCGTAAAGCGATTCACGATGGTTATCGAGTCAGTGGATAGCGTGAGGTCTCCATCCGTTTTCCTGCGGAGTACTCGTGCAGTTGCTGTGCTTGGATCTCGCTTGGTGTTTACGGCTGCTGGCAGGTCTGACGTAAGAACGACTTGAATGCGGCTCATTGAGCCGCGTGCTCGAATCTCCGTGTAGGTAGTTTCCCCAGTGCTGATTGATTGCAGCAATGATCTCGCATCTTCTGCGTTGAATCCATACGTTCGTTCATCTGGCATGTCAGCCTCTCAGGAAACTGCTGAACGAAACTGCTTCATAGATATCAAACTCCAGCACGCTTGGCGCAGTTCCAACAGCAACCTTTGCTCCGGCCCCATTAAGACCTCCAAGAATCACGTTGCTATTGTCGTCCAAATACGGCTTATGCTTTCCGCCATCTAAATAGACAGTGCCAACATCCAACCGCTTATGCTTCCACGTTTGGTCGTTGTATCGCAATGCGTATCGCGTCAATCGTTTACGTGATCCATAATAGAATCCGACCACAGATGACAGAACAGTGCAGAGCAGCGTCTTGGCAGCCTTGCCTTTAAACGTGCCATTGTTCACGACTTCGTTGCGATCGACAACTTCTTCATCAGTGTCAGTATCTGGCTCGAACTGGTAAAACTCCCAAATTGGAATGAATCGCGATCGGACAACGCCAGTCTCAAACGGCTGCCCGGCACTGTTTGCAATGCGAGCACCGCTTCGATCTGTCGTCACGATCTCCTGCAATCGCTCAAACTTGGTTTCATAAATCGGCACCCATTCGATCGGATTAGAGCTGACGCTGGTTCCTGATGACGCCGTAGACGACTGGCCCTCGGACACCTCGGAACTGAATGTTGCCGTGACGTCCCAGAGTTTGCGCTGGTCTTCTCTTCGCGTTGCGTCAAGTCCACGGCAGATGCAAAACCCGCTCGATGATGTGCTAACGTTTACGATCGGTAGGCCAGCGGTAGCCAGCACCTCAAGTCTTGGCGTGTTGACCGAGTCACACTCAACAAGAAAATGGTACTCTTCCTCTAGTACTGCTATTCCTCCCGAAGAGCGAATGCTTGATTTGCCTTCGTTTTTTTCGCCTCGCAGTGTTGTTGCCATTACGGAACCTGCACCCCTGTTGCCTGAATAGACAAATCGAGCTGAGTTGCTGTTGATGCCGTGCCAAGTCGCGTCACATAGTCGCCCGTCGATCTGTCAGCGTTCGGCATGATTCCTCCAGCCGTGTCGGACACAAGATAAGTTTCTCCGACTGTCATCGTTGTGCCGACAAGAATTATCGAACCGCTAAACGCAACCACTCCATACCCATCTGTAACGCCCGGAGTCACCGCGACCCCGGAAGCGGCCGCGAGTGCTGCTGATGCGTTTGCGTCTGCAACAACATACTTTCCAGAACTAAGCACAACTGGCTGTCCAGCGGACACCGTGCCGCCGTATTGAACGATTCGTACCTGCGTGTTTGCTCCCGGTCTGACTGCCGTGATGCCGCTGAGATCTGCCATTATCGAATTCTCCTAAACCCGTTTTCTCGTGTTTCTCGTAGCAGGCTATCCATGATTGCAATCTGCCGTGTCGCCAAAGCGTTTGCTGCCTGCTGCTCTTTAAAAAGCTGTTCTGCTTTCCACGCGATCTGCACTTCGCCAGGCGTAGGTTGATCCGGCACGGCCGCCACGCTCATCTGACGATTGATTTGATCTGCTGAGAACTTGGCCGCTTCAGCCGATCCAACCTCGATGCCAGCACCCGGGCCGGCCGCAACGTCCGCTCGTCGCTGCTTGTTCTTTTCTTCCTGTTGAGCGAAGTAATCCATTGCAGCCTTGCGAGCCGTTTCCATGTCTCGCTGAAATTGCTCTCCTGCCTGCTGTGCTGCTCGCTCTTGGGCCTTCTTTGCGTCTTCGATAGCCTTTAGCCGAGCCGCATTTTCTTTCTCGATGTTCTTTTGCTGCTGCTTTTGAGCGTCTTCCATCGCCTTCTTTTGGTCTTCGATGTGCTTCGCTCTGGCTGCTGCTAACTGTTCCGCCGCTTTGCGTTCTGCAATGGCAACTTCATTCACCACAGTTTTCTTTTGCTCAAACTCTTCATGAGTTCGCTTTTCTTTTTCGAATGCCGCTTCTCGTTCTCGCTGCTCAAGCAAGTCAAGAAACTTGTTCATTTCGGTGGTATCGACCGTGAAATTCGTGACGCTGTTGATCAGGTCCGTCACAACTGCGATTGCAAACCCAAGCCCCTGCGATATGCCGTCGACAAGGTTGATGACAGCATCCAGAATTGGCTTGAGTCTTGTAAACGTGTCGAGCAATTGAATAAGCAGCGGCCCCATTGCTTGCCCCGCGGATGCAGCCTTTTGCTCAAGGTCGCTGAGTGCAATGTTGAGCTTTCCGCTGACCGTCCCGGCCAGGCGCTCAGTCATGCCATGAAACATGCCACCCGCTGAAGTAGCGTCCTCAAATGCTTGCCTAACTTCCTGTGATGATATCCCACCGTCCTCCATTCGCTTTTTTAGCTCAATCATCGTTTCGCCGGTGGTCTTGCTGATCTGCTGCAACGGGTTAAACCCGGCATTGATCATTTGAAGCAGGTCTTGCCCCATCAGGCGACCGGCAGCGGTGGTCTGCGAGAATGCCAGCGACAGCATCTTAAATCGATCGTTGTTGCCGCCTGTGACGTCGGACAGCATCTGCAGATTTTTCTGCACGTCCTGAGCTGCAACGCCAAAGCTCATCATTGTTTTCGTGGCTTCGGCTGCATTACTAAACGTCACCGGCGATTCAGCAGCAAACTTGCGAATCTGCTCAAACAGTAACTGGCCGTCTTTTGCACTGCCCGTGAGGACTTCGAACGCGATCGTGGCATCCTCGACCTGTGACGCAAGGTTGATCGACTTTGCGACCGTCTGAACACTTAGGTAGGCTGCCGCCATGCCTTTGATTGATGCGATTGCCGATGATGATGATACCCCCGCTTCCTTTGAAGCCTTGGTCACGTCTCTGATCGCCGGTGCGGCCTGCTCATGCTTTCGCTTCAAATGCTCTACCGCGTTCGCATACTCAACCGATTTTTTCCCAGACTCTGAAAACGCACGATTAAGCAGTCCCAGTTCCTGCTTGAACTTTTCTGCAGGCGGCACCGACTGACGCATGATCGTGGCGACTTTTGTCACCTCGCCCTTCGCAAGGTTTGCCCCCTCGCTAAAGTTCGACACGTCCATCCCGAGACGGACATTGAGTGCGGTAATTGTTGTCATGAGAAACCGAATGCCCGCTTGAGAATGTCAGTTTGTGCCCGTGGATGCTTAATACCACGCGATTTGAGCTTCGTCCGTTTCTGCCACCTCATTGAATCGGCCGGCATGAAGTCGACCACACTCAGCGATTCAACCTTTGCCCCTCGTGTTGCCGCCATCATCACAGTGTTGCTGTGAATCATTGCGGATAGCGAGGCTGCCTGTTCCCAGTGAGATCCAAACGGCTCGCACTGGTAATACGCCCACCACACATCAAACACCCGATCCGATATCGAATCCAACCACGCCTCTGGATCGTCTATTCCTAGCTCAAGGCAGACTCGGCAGGCAAATCTAAGACGGTGGTTTTGTCGGACTCCCCCAGCGTTGTCGACGCCTCACTAACGATGGCAAACGTCTGACACTGCTCCGACAACTGCTGATAAAACGCAAGATCAATTGAGCCGAGTTGTTTCGTCTCGGTATCCTTAAACAGCCGCTCGCCTTCTTCGTCAATCCACATGCGTGCAGTCAGCAGCATGATTGCGTCGTTTAAGTTTGTCGCATTCCACTTGCCATCCTTGTCAACCAAAGACATCTGGTATTGCGAGTGCTCCAGCGGTGTCGGCCGCTGAAGCCTGACCTTATGCCCGCAAACTTCTATGTCCTTTGTTGCTCGTTTCGTCAACTTTCCTAACGTCGCTCTCGTTAGTGTCATTACTCTTCATCCTCGTTTGGTTCGAGATCGGGATCAACCGGCATAACAACGCCGCCGATTTTTAACGCTGCTGTTTCATTCACAGCCTGAATCAATTCAGCCTTTGTTGTTTCGCTAAATGACACAATGCACTGCAGCCATGCGTCAGGCGATTTCGGCAAGTATCCGACTTGCACGTCATCGCAAAAAACAATCCATTGCTCGTGATCCACTGGCGATCCGTTAGGAGCTTCGCCGATGTGGTCAATCAATTTGATTTGCATCATGTCTCTCGTGTCTGTGATAGGGTTTCGCCGGTCATCTTCAGCGTGAACTCACAATCCATCGTTTCGTTGTTTGCCAACTGAGGAAACGCAACACGGCTAAAGAACGCTTTGCCCGTGATCGTTCCGCGTGTTACTCCGCTGGTCGCCGTGCTGAGCTGCGGGAGCGTGACGGTCAC